TACTTTTGGCCAATTTCGCAATAGCATTTGATTCAGCATGTAATACCTCTGGTTTAGTTTTTAGTTTATATCGACGAGTAGTCTCAAAACCTGTGACTACTACTGTTTCTTCAAATGGCCACTGTTCGTAAATCTCTTCGGGACTTAGCCAACCTCCAGCATCGACGCTCATGTATTCTTTATTCTCGCAGTTATTATCCCAACCTGCGGGCATACCATTATAGCCGTAACTGATCACGCTGTCATCCTTGACGATCACCGAGCCTACTTGTAATCTACGTGCATGACTAAGTTGAGCGGTACGAGTAGCCCATGCCATATACAAGTCGATAAACTTTTGTTTCAATTTACTGTCTCCGTAAACCGTTCTAGAAAACTTTCAACATAGCAACTATAGGATTTATCACCGTTACTATCATCACAATAGTGTACCCAAATATGTCCGTCATTCATTGTAACAGTATGTAATACTCGAAATACTACATAACCATTTTGTCCAGTCCACCTGCTTCCATTTTTTGGTATTTTCATAGTTCCCCACTTTCTGCTAATTTTAATAGAAGACTATAATGTTCGTAAGCCTTCTTCACTGCTGGATATTTGTTCTTAATATACTTCTCACGTTCTTTTAATTCAGTCATATGTTCAAACATTCTATAATGACCACGCTCATGTAAATTATTAAAAACTTCTGCTTCAATATCTGCGATACGTTCTAACTCACTCTCTGCAATTTCTACTGTTAGTAATCTTTCAGTTTCAAAATTCATAGCATTCATTGCTGTTAATTCGTTATAGTCAGCAGGGTTGTTAAAATATTTCACATGCATACGTGTCATTTTATGGGCACGTTTGTTATCATCAATGACCTGCATATGATGATACTGTAGAAATTTTTTAACATTGTCTTCACTCATTTTATTCCCGCCTCCGCACATATTTCTTGTACTAATGCGACATCCGCAGGGCTTTGTTTAAACTTCTTCATCCAAAATGGAACATCAAATACTGGAGCAATCATTGCTAATTGTTCGTCGCTCATATTATTAATCATAGTTTTTCCAGGAGCACTATTAAGTATCATCCAAAAACTAATCTTGCCGTTAAGTATATCATGTACTGCTTTGTTAAGACTTACATAGTTAAAATAATGTGCATAGTTAGCATTATGTGAATCACCCCATTCCATCATAGTTTGCAGACTTCTTTGTACAGCACTTTCAACTGGTTCAACCTTAAGCATATCAAACAGATACTTTTCATATAGTTCGTCTCTACACCAGTGGTCTAATTTAACGCCACTTTTTATAACATAGTCAACAAATTTGTCTGGATAAATTGGATTAACATTATTAATAAAACTACCAAATTTTACAAATGCATTATAGTAACTGCTGTCAGCAAAATTATCATATGACTTGGGTTTTTTAGCATTTTGTGTCAACTGCCAAAAACGATTAAACGCCATGAATCCAGTTTGTACACGTTTCTCATCTTTTTGTAGAGCACGTCTCTTACGTTCGCACATGTGAGCAACTAAAGTTTTATCTTTCATAAAACTCTTACCACAATGTACGCAACTATAAGGTTGTTCTACCAATGCTATCATTTATTATTTTTCCAAACTACTTTATGTTCAATATTAGAATATTTCTGAGATTTATTTTTAAAGAAAAAAGATTTTACTGTATAGATTACAGATGCAACCACAATTATAAAAACAATAACATATTGTATCACTCGTATTCTTTCCGTTGTTTCTTATCAAACCCCATTTTATCAAACAGTTCTTCTCGATCTTTTTTACTCATCATAGATGCCATTAGTTTAATATCAGTCATCTTTGTTGCTGGATATAGTTCGCACAATAGTTTTTCAATCTTATTGGCTTTTTCTTTTTTACCCGCTGCCAAGTAGGGGTGATAGCAGTTAACGCCAGTTCCAGTTGCAGCAAACAATTTCCACAATAACGCTTTATGATTCTTACTTAGTTCCCAGTGATTTTTATTGACCAGTTCGTTAGTCATTTCTAAATACCATTCTTGTATATCTCGATCAGGCATATCTACATTAGCAGTATATCGCATCAATATAAATGGACTAAATGCTTTCTTTTCTTCGTCTGTGAGGTTATCATAAAAGTTGTAGGTCTTTTGATCCACTGCTCTAAGTTCACGTTTAATATCAAGTGCCATAATTATACCGGATGATGATCAATATCGTCTTTATCTTTACTTAGATAATATATTATTATAGCACGTTCTAATGCTTTATGTAAAGCGATATTAGTTTTTGCTGATCGCCGAATGTTACCCCACAGTTGGTTATCCATTATATGATCATGTAGTGGTCTACCATCATCGGTTCTTTTATCCCATCGCCAACCAGTTTCTATCCACTCATCAGAATCCTCTTCTTGTGCGTAGGTTATACCGTCTACATTTTTGTAAGTATATCTAGCCCCAGGAGTAAGTGTCCCCATTTTACCAGCACCTTGTATAATCCACTAATTCACTTTGACGACTAACTTCTTTAACAAAATAAGCACAAGTAGGTTTAGGTCCTGCTTCCAATGGTGTGCATAATAGTTGTCCCGGTTTCATCTTTGGAAAATACCACTTAACATCTTGATATACATCTATGATATCAATCTCATGAAATTCGGGTCGGAAACTGCTTAGTGGATTAAAGCAAAATGTTTTAAAACCTCGATCATTTAGACTAGTAAGTGGTAGTACTTCCATATCAGGGCCTTCAGGATCACCAACGATAGCACACCAATCTAGTGGCATAGTTATTTCATGTTTACCCACTTTTAATACTGCGGCCGGTCCAGTAAAACTTTCTAAGAAGATAAGTGGAATAAAGAAATAATCAGGGTTATTACTATCGCTATTATCTAGTACAGCAAATCTTAAATCGTCATCTACCTCTTCTGGTAATTCGTTGAGATAAAATATCTCATTGTTTAGTGTTAAAATTTGCATATTATTTTTTATTTTTATTAATTATATTTTTTAATTTCATATAACTGGCTTTACCTAGTGAATAATCCCAGGCTACAAATTTTTCATTATATACATCTTGTGTAAGTGTATGTAATGAAATTTCTATAGGTCTATCGTCAGTTAACGGTATCAATTGGGCAATGGTAGTTCCTGCCTTAAGCATATCTTGTCTAGGAATTCCATTAGTTTTCCATAAGGTGATAATGTTAATTTGATGTTGATATCTAAATTCAGTAACGCCGGGTACCGTGGTAAATTGTTGTGGATCTTTCTGATTCCAAACAGGTTGTAAAAAAATAAACGGTATTGGTTCATCGCACCAGACACGCCATGGACTTTCAAATTTTATATTAACATAGTCAGGCCAAGCACTTGGTGCTTGTTGTTGTAAATTATGTCCACCGGCATTTAACAAACCTGATTTTTTTGGCCAAGTAATGTTAGTAATTTTATTGACACCTGTTTCTACATTATAATCTGCCCACAGGGGAATAGATATACCTTTACTATATAAGTCCTTAAATCCAGGACAATGTTTAACTGTTTTTCCGGGAGCATCAGCAGGTATATTATCATACCAAGCAGGGATATCATCTTTCATTAATACCGGTGGGAACATGTCTATTAACTGCCCAACAGGAGCATACATTTCTAACTTTATTACTTTTTTCTTTTTCTTAAAAAACATATTTTTCCTTTATAGGTATTTTACTTTCTCAATATTAAATGGATATTTGGCTTCTTTATAAAACCTCTTTCTTTCTGTCAAGTGACGTTTAGCATATTTGCTAGCGGCTGTTATATCCCAGATCTGGACGAAGTCCTTGTCGTCTGCTTTTCTAATGCCTCGCCCAATCGACTGTATAACTCGGACAAAGCTCTTTCCGGGCTCCAGAAGAACCAGATTAAAAATCCTAGGAATATTAATACCCACAGCGGCCACACCAAAAGTCGCCACAATAATCTTGTTATCAGCAGTTCTAATCTCATCGTATTCTTCTTTCCTGTCTTTAGTTTTGACTTGACCTGATACAAACACCGCCTCTGGTATTTGCTCAATAATAAATTTACCAGAGTCGATTCTATTAACTAAGACTAAGGTATTTCCCGATGTTGCAATATTACGAATCATGTTACTGATGTAGGTCATTCTTTTATCATCAGTAACAAGATATTTTAATTCTTCTGCATAACTTCCAAACTCTTTCCATTCGGCTGTTTGAACAACATTAACGTGACAATTACTTAATATACCTGCTTCTTGTAGTTCATGTGCTTTGACTACATTTATCACTTCTCCCAGGCTTGCACGTAATGCTTGATACTCATGTTCTGCTTTTGGAATGGTTCCTGTAAGTCCCCAACGAATCGGAACATGACTTAGATTCTGTGTCAACAATTTCTTCAATACATCGGCTTTTGCCATGTGTACTTCGTCAACCATCACTGTTCTTACGTCTGCTAAGAACTCAGAAATTTGTAAAATGTCGTCGTCGTTTTTGCTTTTTTTGTCCCAAATATTCAAACTTTGCCAAGTACAGATTGTGTGTGTTTTGTTAAGATCTTTTCTGTCTCCATAGTAAACACCCACATCTAAACCGACATTAACAAAGTCTTCTTCGGTTTGCTCTACTAAACTTTTATTAGGAACAATGGTTATTGTTCGACCGTATTTTTCACAAATTTTCGCCAAAGTTGCGGTGGTGATTGTCTTACCAAAACCAGTGGCAATTTCCTGTAAACATTGTGGATTTTCTAAAAACTTATTAATGACATCAACTTGGTCACTACGTAAACGAATAAGATGACCAGCAAAACGATGTCCTAGAGGCCACGTTTTTTCACCCCAAAAATCCTCAAAAATCTCGGAAAATTCCAGACTTGTAGTGGTACGTTGATCTTCAAATTCGATGTAGTAGTTCTTGCTTTCAATGTACTCTAACACCGGTCCAAGCATACTGAGATAAGTTGAGCCACCAAGACCAAAGAAACTAATGCTTCCATCCCATCGACCTAATTTGTAACTTGGTCTGAAGCGAGCAGTGGGGTCTTCGTACTTGAATTTTTTGACCAAAGCCTTACGAACATCGAGATCTAAATTTTCAATCTTAACATTCACTTCATCTTTAATAATAACTTTACATGTACTCAATTTGCGGGCTCTTTGTTTTTTTATCTGCTAACACATTAATAACATTATGCTTGTTTTTCATAAAATTAGCAAGAGTATAATGTATATTATAGAAATTAAAATTCAATACACAATTAAATTTCAGTTTTGATTCAAATAATGGCTTAGGAAGTTTTCCACTAAGGACTACCACTTTGGTTGTTTCAGACACAGGCGAATTTAGTTTTTCTTCCTTGACAAATTTGTTAAAATCTCCCCCATTTTCATTAGGTAAGCGGAATAAAACACTAATTTCGTGATTTTCAATACCAATGTCTTTTAGCAATTCTAGTGCCTGTTGCATTTTGGCCAATTCATTGCCGCCGGGAACAGTAACAATGCAAGGCAATAAACCTTGAACAATTGGCTTCAACTCTAAAATTGAATTTTCTTCCAAATTTATGGAAAAATTGGTGGCCGGGTCAGTTTTTATGAATTCTTTGACTATTTCATCTTCATTGCAGTTATCTAATGCATTATCAACATTATTATCCCATGTGGTAATGCCAGCACGTCTTGCTTCAAGCACCGATTTTAAAATATCATTACCAGTAAGTGCTGGAACACTACTGTGTACATTGATATATTTGGTATTTTTACCATCATATGTTAGCATAGGGACATAATTTTCAATGTTTGAAGTTATAGTCTCAATTTGTCTGATAAAATTTTTAAATTCTTCATCGGCTGTGAAATTATAACGTTCAATCCAAGATGAAAAGAAATTTATAACTTTATCTTCCAACGAAAAAATCCATAATTTGTCATCAGCCTGCCATTCTGCTAACGAGAATTCAGTTTTAACTTTTTTAATCTCATTTACAAGTTTTTCCTCATAAGGAAATTTAACTCTAATAGTTTTTTCAGAAATATGTGTGGAAATATGTTTTACCATACTAATAGTTCTGATTTTATATTTGAATAAGGGTGCGTCTAACAATGGGGTTATGTCTTTGCCTAGATGGACATTAATTTGATTTTTGTATGCTTTTAACATTTTGAGCATTATAGCAGATTGCTTCTCTGTAAAACCCAAATTTTTATAATTTATCTGTTCGTAGAAACTCTGCACCAATGTTAAATCATAACGATTGGTCTTAACAGAATACATTAACTCGGAAAGTAAATCTTCAATATACATACAATTATTATACTACAAAACACAAAAGGACTCAAGTCCTTCTGTGTCAAATAACAACGTCTTCCATACCCGCTGTTCGGAGTTTGATAATATTACTTAGTTGCCACTGTTTGATATCTAAGCCCTTAATAATACCCAGCCATTGATTGCGTAGTAGTGCAAACTCATTGATGATCTTTTCCATATCAACTACATCTGCCTCACCTTCTACATACTTTTCAACATCTCTACTGCTAAGAGCACGTTGATAGTTTTCCAAATATTTCTTAAAAGTTTTGGAACGTAGGCGGCGTAGTTCGATGTTTAGATATTCTAAGATACCTTCAATTTCTTGAAGTTGATTAAATCGATGAGCAACAATACCAGGCAAAGCAGCAGAGGATTTTTCCACGTTGCCATGGATTTTAACCTCTGCTCTTGCTGAGTCTAATTCGAGATAATAGTAATCAATACAGCCTGGCAAGTGAGCAATATCTTTGCTTACTTTGCTGTACCAATTCACAATTAGTCCT